TCATGATAGTTTAATCCCCAACCTACTTTAACTGGATACTTAACATCTTGTTCTAATATTTCTTTGACTTCTTTTAGGTAATCTAACCCATCTTCCATATTGAAGTCAAGTAAAAAACTATCGTAATTGTATAGTATCAATTTACTTTTATAGTCTTTTATTTTAGGAATTAACTCTGATAGAACTTTCATATTGTTCTCAGTTTCCATTAACTGAATCGTGTAATTAAACACCTTATTTGCATTCATATCAGTCAAATTTTTCCTATATATTCTCTTACTATAAATATCTGAAAGTATAAAATCTTTAGATTTATATGAGTTCCATAATTCTTTTATATATTCTTCTACCCTACAGAAAAAAGGATTAATTTGTGATATTTCATGTGGTATATATCCATATAAATACTGAAATGATAGTTTTTTACTTTCTTCATAATCAACACCATAAAACTTTGCCATGTGTTCATGTACAGAGTCCTTCCCAAATTTGTAGTTTATTCTATCAGCAATCAATCGAAGATGATATGCATCGTAGTCCATCTCTACTAAAACACCACTTTTGAATCTACTGACATATGGTTTTCTACTACCATCTTTTTTGTTTAGAGCAGCAAAGTTAGTACCACCAAATCTATTAGATGGTCTACCAGTAGATGTGTATATGTTATATTCACTATACACCAAGTTAGATTCTGTTTGTATACCATTTTGTTCAATATATGACAAATTGTCCAATACGTCATTATTGTATGACATATTGTCACTATCACTGCTTTTTGTAATAGTAACTTTAAGCTCTTTAGATATCTTACGACAATACTCTAAGTGTTTTAGAATTGGTATAACTCTGTTCACGTTCTTCTTTTTATAATGTCTCATATTAAAGAAATTGTGAGCATTCGTATCTATATTTTCTAGTTGTAATGGTTGATTAGTATCAATATAATGTAATAGGTTTACATCTACGATATTGTTTAAAGGTAATAGATGTTTTAGTCTCTTCTTATCTAACGTGTATTTTGTGGTGTTTGTTTCTAGGTTTGGTATCTCTATGTTCAAAGCTTCACTATGATTAAAGGGTAATATAAATTCATCACCGTCTAAAAACTGAACATATAATAAACAAATGTCCGTATCCATAGGATGTTTTTTATCATCAGATAATGTCGGTAGAACAATACTATCTTTTTTAGAGTATGTTTTTAAAAACGAATCTAGTTGTTCGTTGTTTTCTATTATAACCATTGGTAATACATATCAAATAGTTTTACCAAATTAAACTTTTTTTTACGGTATGTCTACTCGTGAACCATTAAAAAAACCAATGATTGGTAACCCATCTTCACCATAGACTACATTTGTTAAGTTTCTAATGGATACTATATTTCCAGTTGTTGGATCAAGTACGGAACCACGTAAAGTATCATCACCTTCTTCATACATCATTTCAGAACGGTTCCCCAAAGACCAATCAGTATTTGGTGGTGGTGTGTATTCAAAAGGTTCTACAGGTGTAACATTTTTTAATCTAGATAGTTTTGATTGAATATCATCTGATGTATTTTTTGTTGGTTTCCAAAGTTGAAGTGGAAACACAAGTTTTCTAAAACCTTCATTTCCACGTATACGACTTACAGAATTTATAGTAGATAAATTAATTCTAATAGCATCAGTTCGTTTACCAGATATTATCCATTCTACTTCAAAGAACCTGTATAAACTATTTTTAGTATCATAGTCCGTTTTAGATACTTCAAACACACTACTTTGTATATCGTTTGCTAGTTGTGTAAAGTATCTACTTATTCTTCCTGATGTGTAATCACTTTTTTTTGGACTTGGGTATATTCTAACAGGATATGGAGTACGTTTTGGATTCTTCAATCTAACGTATCGTGAATATGTAGATGTATTATCACCCACTCTCTCAATTATCTTTGAGTTAGAATTATGAGTTCCACCAGTCATAATTACTTCTTTTTTAGTAGTAGTATAATGTATATGATATCGTATTCCAGCTGGTACTTTACCACCATGTGTGTAGGTAAATTCTTTAGATTCTGTAACACCTGCGTAAGTTTGTATTACCTCACTAATTCTATGTACATCCATCATTTGTTGTTTTAAACTTGACATCTTATTTCCTATGGTTGATTTGGTGTAACATTTCCATCTTCGTCTACAAAACTATCTATGGTTATTGTATTTGATTTTGGTTCTCGTTCTGCACCAACAATAACTGGAGTTTTTACAGCATTTGGATTATAAAATAATGCATTATTTGGATCAGTAATATCTCCATATTTAGCTAATTCTATCTCTTCTAGTGTAGCATTCGGACCAAATTTCAAATAGTTATCCATAGCTTGTCCTGTGGTTGTGACTCTTGATTCAACTACAGTTCCATCTGCAGTAACTCCACCCTGTACAACTCCAGGCAAAAGCCCAGCTGTAATAAGCTTATTTGCTTCAATTTCCGCTTCAGAAACTATTCGTTTTCCAGGATCATCTTTATTATATTCATCTTGTAGTTTTTTCAAATAATTATCTCTAAGACCAGATAATACAGTATTTTGACTAAGAGTATCAAAAACTTGGTTAACAGTAGTTCTCATCTTACCAGTTATAGCTGTTGTCCAACCTGCAGAATCAATCATATGATTTACCTCAAATATTTGAAACACAGTTTTTGTTTGATAGTTCTCAGGTAGATATGTTGAATTAAAAGAATTACCAGGATAAATACCACCTGTTCCATCTAAATCTAATTCTAATTCAAGTGGTATAATAACTGGTGTATTTGAGTCTGCATTTGATGAATCAGTATGTGTTGTTGTACACCATTTCATACTAGTTCTAAAGTTTTCTTTCATCATACCACCTTCACCATTAGTACCTTTACCGTATTCATAATTGTATTTCCCACCATACACGGATGTTATTTCTTGAGCTACTGAATCGGAGTATTTTGCTTGTGAAAACAGTTCTCGTAGACTATCTTCACCAGCAAACATTGGAAGTGGAACTGGTTTAGATTTGTCGTATTCTACCTCTACATATTTATCAGTTTTATCAGCAACACCAGCCTCAGCTGATTTCTCTGCAGCTTCATCCGCAAGAGTTTTGAATAATGAATCGGAAACTTGATTTAATATAAAATCATAAACACCATCGGTATCTGTACTAACTTGGAGTGGATCGGTTGCAAGACCACTTGCATTACTTACACAATGAAAATTTTTGAATGAAAAATCTAGTTTACTTAAATATGCATCAAAATCCCTATTACCCAAACCACCAGCAACTACACCTTCCATAATAGACGTTCCACTAGGTCCTTCGATATTCTTTAACTGGTCTAAATTTGCACCATACATGGTCATTATTTGTAATGCATCTGGAATCTTCGCTGTTAAGTTTTGTCTCTTTACAATACTATTAGTTTTCCACACAGGAAAGTAAAAAATACCATGATTAATCAACTCTGAATCTGAATAGGTACTTCGTTGAGTTACTATTTTCTTTTTAAAATCTACACCAGTTACATGTGTATCTACTATTTTTACTCTACTAGAATTGAGTTCATCCTCTTTAAGTTCAAAGTTCCAAAAATCAATTGGTGAATTTATTTTGTTTAACAATGCAGTAATACCTTCGTTTATAGTAGATGCACTTTCAAATGCTTCACTTATAGTTTTAACGTTAACCAACATGTTTCTCAATAATCCAAGTTCTGAATTATCAGGATCCTTAAAGATATAAAAATTGTTATTTACTACTTCGGATAACTTTATATAAATATCACTATCACCTTTGAGTTGAAGAGACTTGGTCGTACCTTCTTCTTCACCTTTCAATTCAATGGTCATTTCTGTAATTGGACTGAATTGACCCGGTAATATGTAATTATATAACGGATCTATTGTTTCTAAAAATTCACTATTTCGTATTCGTACACTTGACAAGGTTCCTAATTCTAAATCACTTTCAATTGACCTAAATTCTGTTACAACTGTATTAGTCTTTGCTGATGTCATTGAAGTAAAGTTTGATAATACATTATCCTCAAACCAACCCCAACGAACCCAAGCTTCTTGATAATTAGTAGAGTTCATTTGTATGAACTTATTTGGTTCAAATGTTATTCCTGCAGAATCAAATTTATTATGTTTAAAGAATATATTTGATATTTTTGTTGATTTTTTTATTCTATCTGCAATATATTTTCTAAATACATCCTCGCGCAAGAAAGTTTTCAATGTTAAATTCAAATCATATGTTACTAGTGATTTCTTACCTTTCTTTGCTACTTCACTTTTAACCTTATCAAATAACTTTTCTTCTTCTTCATCATTTTGTGCTTTAACTATTACTTTAGGTTTTATAGTACCAGTATCTTCTAGGTGATTCTGTACTAAATTAGAACCAACACTTGTTAACATTGTTTGACAATCAAATGCACCATCATCTCTTGTAGCATATTCAAAATTTTTAATTACACCAAGTATCATATCCATATCACCACCTTGACTTATAATTTCTGCTGAGGGATCTGTATATGCGGATCTTCGTATTGTATTACCGGTTTCATCAATTGTGTGAAATGTTAACAAATCATCCAAACTTGATTTATCATGTACCCAGCCCCATTCTAATAAAACTGTCTTTCCCGAAGATAAAAAATGTGGTCTAAGTCTATTCAAATCGTCAAAACTCCAACAAGTCCAACTAATAGTTGCTTCTCTATGTGCTTTCAGTCCACCTTTGAACTTAACATCAATTGATTTAACACCTGGTATTGGTCTACTAGTAATATTTTCAGTATCAATAGATGAATCAAATTCATCATAATCACTAGGTCTTTTTATGGCTCGAGGTCCATATATTTGGTCAAAACCAGCTGCTGTATCAATAGCTCCGACACCAAATCCCTCATCATCTGTTGAATCATACGCTAATTCACCACCCATCAAAACTACTGAATCTTTTTCCAATCCAGAAACCATTTTTATAAAAGTTGACCTAGTTGCTAAATTTCCTTGAAATTTTTGTTTTTCTCGTAATGCAGCTTTTTTAGCAGCTTTAGTTCCAGATTCTTTTTCTATTGTTGGATCATTAGGAAATTGTTTTTCTTTACCTGAAGCTTCCATTTTTTCAAATAATTTTCGTTGAACTTCACTAGCTATTGGTGTTAAGCCAATCATAACTTATCCATTCGCATTTCTAAACTTTTGTATAATATTTGATATATTACCTGGAATCCTAATCAAAGTTCCAGGTTCTAATACCATTTTTCCTTGTATTCCATTTGCAGTAGATAATATCCACCATAAAGATGAATCCTCGTAAAATGTAAATGCTAAGTTATCTAACCTATCTCCAATTGTGGTTGTATATAACCTATCAGTATTGTCAAGTGGAATCGGTGGATAATATGTTGTACCATAAACTACTTTACCATTTTTATCTTTTTTAATTGATGTATTTCTATATCTATCCATATTAAAGTCCTAATGTTCCTAATATTCTCTTACCTTGTTTTCCAATATCACTCCTTTTTCCTTTATTTTTTACAAGATTTTTAAATGATGTTATCCTACCAAAACTAGTATCACCAGTTTTTAAAATATTAAGACCTTCACCTAATGGAGACTTTAATCTAGCAGAGTAATTTACAGCTGGTACACTTGGTATATCAAAATGTTTTTGTTCAGCTGATAATAATGAATTTCCTATATAAGCAAACCCTACACTAACTTGTATATACTTTGGTAGCTTTGCAAAGGTAGTTTCCCACGTTCCATTGTCTTGTACTGTATATGCTAGGGATGATATATATCCAGGTGCTTCGGTGTACATATTACCGATAGTCAATGTTGTGTAAGGTGATATCATCCCCCTACCACCAGCTCCAGTTGCTGGAGTTACATGTGGATATGTCAATCCAGCCAAATAGTTTAATTTTTCCCACAAGGTTATTAATTCTACATCAGATTTAGGATATACATCAAAGGTAAATGATATCTCTCTATCAGTTCCTTGATAAACATGAACCTTATCAGGTCTACCAACATATCTCTCTGAAGAGTATTCTGGTGTAAATGTATCTGTTATACCACTAAGAATTGCTCTGAAAACAATATCTGCATCTCCATGTATGTCATGAAACTTAAATGGTATTGTATCAAGTTCATTATATTTTGTTCCTTCATAATTATCACTACCATATGGAATTAGATTAACATAATCAACCCCAACGTTATTAAATGCGTCTAAGTCAATTTTACCAAGTGTCGCTTTACCTGCTTTACCTACAGCTTCGTTAAAATCTTTTGCAACGGATTGAGCGTATTTAGCAGCACCTACCATTAAGTCTACTCCACCAGCTACGGTATTACCGACAAACTTTGCTCCTGCTACTAATAATGCACCGTTACCACCAGCTACTTTACCTCTTTGTAAATTTGATAATCCCAATCCCTTAAGACTTAATTTTGAAAATGGATTTTGTGCATTTGCAAATGGATTTTTCAATTTTGAAACTTTGTCTGCAACATATCCACCAGCAGATGATAGTGCACCCCCAATAGATTTTGCAAAGTCACTATTGGCAAAAGAAGTAGAGAAATCAGCTAGTGGATTTGACAATCCTGCAATACCAGCTCCTATTGGTGTAAGTAGGGATTCCACCAAACTAATTGCTACTGGAGCTCCAGCTTTTAAAGCATCTTTACTAATGTTACCTGCTATTCCAGCTATTACTGCAGTCTTTCCAATACTTAATGCATTATTAATTAATGTTTCTGTATCTAGAAATTTTGAATTTCTATTAAGATGTAAAACTCCTGGTGCACTAAATATTGATAATGGATTGTATCCTCTGGGATTAAGTAAAGAAGTTGTATCGGAAGCTAATGTGGTTAATTCTTTTTGTAAAGATTCCTTTGAGTTTAAATTCCCCAATCCATAAGTTACTGATGTTGGATATACAAATGTACTCCTTCTTTGTAAATTTACTTGTTTAAGATTATACGCTGCTGATGTTGCAAATGGAATTAATCTATTAATATGTGCTAACGTCATATCTACATATGTAGCAGGATTTCTACCCAGAATGCTTTCTGCAATGTCATTTATACCATCTATTGTTCTTTGAACACCATCTGGTACACCAGGTATCTGAAAAGTGTTTTCACCCCATCTTTGACCAACATTTCGTATTACATTTGGTTGATTATTAACACCAAAAATATTATTAGATACATTATCATTTCTAATACCCAATGGATCGGTAATACTAGTTAATCTTGCGTAATAGTTGTCTAAGAAATTCTCATCAGTATGCATATTCAATAATCTAGATTTATCTAAATGTGTTTGTGATGGTTTATTATTGACGTTAAAGACTGGAGTAAAATCACCTTTACTATCTAAGAATAAATCTGTTGGAACTGGTACATCTTGAATTGGTGTCGGTGGTGTTTTAAAAGCATTTGAAGCCTTGTTATTTTTAGTATATCTCGGAAAAAAATCTCCTTTTGAGTCTAACATATTTGACTGTGGATTAATAGGTGCACCAGAAGTATCTAATTTGTAATCAGTAGAAAACTTTTGGGTACTTACTCTGAACCCATGTGCATTGATATCTACAAAATAATTGGTTCCAATGGTTCTTTGTGGGTTTGCTAACGTAGCTACTCGTGCAAATGCCCCAAGTTCTTCCATTGGTCTTGATGGTGGTATTATACCTTTAGCTGCAGCTGCACTACCACGTCCACCTATAGTTTGAGCTGAATTTCCACTAAGAGGTGGTTTTGGTATTCCACCTGGTGTCTCAGGTGGTACATTCCTATCGGGATTTGTTACCCTAGTTCCATTGACAAATGTTGTTACATCGGTTGGGATACTACTTGGTGTACTTGTTGTATTTGATGGTGGAGTTGTCTGTCCAACTGGAGGATTAGACGGTCCATATGGTGGAGATAAATTTGATTGTATATCTGTTAAATCTGCATCTTCTGTAATAAATTGTGGCATTAGTCTAGTTTCCCACTTATTTGTCTTAATAATCTATTTCTTTCTTTTCCTGATTCTTCCATTGTTTTAGCAACTTTTTCACTACCTGGATCTTCCTTCATAGCTGAAGCAGTTGCCGTCTGCCCTTGATTTTTAACCAATCTAGATAGAGTTTCAACGTCTGTTGCAGCTGATCGTGCTAAAGCTCTTCTTTGTAAAACATTCATCTTACTAAATGCAGCTTCTCCACCTACTTGTTTTAAAATTTCTTTCATCATACCTTCGTGGTCACCAGTCAATGACAACATTCTTGCCCTATCCATATTTATTTCTCTACCCAATAACATTGAAGCTTCCATTTGAGCTTCAATTGAAGATTCAAAATCTAATAATCCCTCTGCTATTGAAGATACGTTGGCCAAGTTTAATCCTAATTTTTTAGCAGCCATTGCAGATTTAACTATATTATCTCCACCATCTTTTGCAAATGCAGCAAAATGTTCAGTATTTTCTGCGACATCTCTGAATATATCGGCAGGTATTAATCCCGCTTGTTGTATCATTTCACCTGTCAATTCTATTTGAGATAGTAATGAATCTCTACTAGCACCAGATACAGATTCCATCAAAGAAAGAGTTTTTGTTAATTGGTCTGCGTTTTGGCCAGTACGCATAGCTGTTTGAGATAATGATAAACTTAAACCTATAGCCTCATCTTTACTAGCACCTAAATTTTGTCTTGCTGCAGCGAATGATTCTTTTAAATCATCTGATGATAAACCAGATAAAGCAGCTGCTTTTGATAACCCAAAAAATGCAGCTTCTATTTTAATTGCTTCTCCAGCTGATACTCCTAAATCTTTTCGTGTTTCTGCTATTTTTCCAGTAATACCTGTTATGAGTTTATATGTTAACACAAATGCAGCAACTACTAAACCAATTGGCCCGAGAGCTGTAGACATAGCAGCACCAAAAGCTTGTGCACCTTGTGCCATACTAACTAAACCAGGAGCTAGTTCAGTTATAGCACCTCCCATTTTTTGACTATCTTCTACACCTTCTTTTAGTTTTTTAACCTGATCTTCTGATAAATCAAGGTTACCTTCCATCGCAGCTTTGTAATCTTCTGCAGCTTTGTTTAGATTACCAAATGCACCTGTTATAGTTCCTAATATAGCACCTTGTTGTTTGTATATATCAGCCGATTCTTTACCCAAATCATTGAGTTTTTTAGCCATGTCATAGTTATCTTTAGTAACACCTTTAAAGGATGCACCAGATTTTTTATAATCGTCTTTTGCCATATGATTTCTCTAGTTTACTAAAATGGCCATTCGCCTTTACTTAACTTTGCTTTTTCTGGTTTAGAAAGGGAACTTTTTTTAGCTTTTGTTTTTAAATATGAATCGATTTCACTACGAGATTTTTCTAAGTCTTTTACTAATTTACCAAACTTAGGATCCTTATTGGATAAATGTTTAAGTACTGCTGGTCGTATTGCACTACCAATAGCTCTAAATACTTTATTAATAAAATCTTCTGTAAGTTGTTCAGTAATTTTTGTATATTTAGCCATAAAATCTCCAATAATATTAAGTTTTGTAACCCAATAATAAATATCACTTTTTGTATTTATTCATCTCTTTTTTAAATTCATCAGCTTCTTTCTTATAGAAAGTCTGTAGACGTTTTAGATAAAATGTACGAAGATATACAGGTAGATTATAAGCATCATTAAATGTAAATCCACCTTTGGAGTGTAAGATTAATTGAAATATTTCCTCGTGTATTTGTAGTTTATACTCCGGTGGAAGGCCAAAAAAATCGTACGGTGACTGGAATTGTCACCTCTGTCTCCTTTCCATTAGAATTGACAATAGTAGTTGTCATATCCATATCTGGAGTTATATCAGTTAAATACTTTCTAAAAGCTAATGAATCTCTTGATAGAAATTCATTATCTACAAAGTTGTTTACATATTCTTTTTCTGAATTACCATCTACTGATGATAGCATCCTTTTAAATCTAGTAGTTAATTCTGAACTTCTTGATTTTGATATTTTTTGTTTTGCTTTTACTTCTGCTGCTATACCCGACTCATCATGTCCATTTAACAATTTAAATGTAATTGTTCTTTTTGAAGTTGGTAATTCAAATGAAAATTCATTTTGTCCTTTAGTAATTTTTTTAAAATTAAGTTTTATTGGATTTAACTTAGACAAATCAACTTTATGTTCTTCGTTTTCATACTCAAACTCATAATCTTTACCATATCCTAGAATACGAGCAGCTACCATAATAGCATTCTTATCACCAATCAATAAATCTTTAATATTTATTGTTTTATCTACAATCAAAGATTGCAGTAAAATGTCAATAACTGTACCTTGTTGTATTAGATTTTGAGAGGTTAAAATATCCTCTTCTTTTGCGGTCATGTATTTTATCTCTACTTTACCACTGGATAGCGGGTGACCATCGATGTAGAAATATCCTTTGGACGGTAAGTCTACCACTTCCGTAGGAAATTTGTAATCAGCCATGAATGACTCCTTTATATTGTATTAATATATATAACTAATTTTGTTGTAAAACTAATTTATTTTTTTCCAAACTTTTCCGCTGCTGTAACACCAAGTCCAACTACTGAAATGTACATAAAACATTCCAATATCTTATCCTTAACTTCAAATGTAGAAAAGGTATCAGCACCCCAACTACAAATCAACATAAAGAATGCTGCGAAACCGACAAATCTTTTACTAGAGATTTTAGCATCACTAGAAAGCATTTCTCTTAAAAAACTCATATGTACTCCTTAGAATTGTAAGATTGCGTAATCGTATTTAAGTGTTAATTGTATCTCAGCTGGATCACTTGAGGCGTAATCTAAATCACCAAAGTTAGCTGTCTCGATATAAGTACCTTTCAATACCCATTCCTCAACAACGTCACCAACTGGTCCTAACATATTAAATGTAACGTCTTTTTTGTAAAAATCTGAGTATCCATCTCTTCCTGTTACGGATTCATGTGATAAACGAATCCATTCCATAACACCTTGTGCTGCTGATGGTACGACTGGATCATAAAGAGTGATATCAATTGGTTGCCACGCACCTTTACCCTTAATGTATCTCTTAACGTTAATGTGGTCTAAAACTATTTCCTCAAACTGAATCTGAGGTCTATTTGCTGTCTTAATAAGATAAGCGGGAAGTCCTTCTATATACATAATGAACCGATTCTTTGTCTTCGGTTCAAACGGTGTAAACATAATTTCCGATGGATCTAATGTAGCCATTCTTTTTTCTCCTAAAAAGTCGTTTATTTCTACTCATAAATAAATATCAATTAAAGAAATTTTCATTAAATAAAATAAAAAACCCCTCGTAGAGAGGGGTTTTTCATGTATTAGTTTTAACTAATCTTACTCAGGAAATGTGGCTCCTGTTGGTTGTACTACGAAATCAAGTACAATGAACTCTGCAGTCCTTGTAGGTTGAACAAATATCTGTCCTACCAACTGATTTCTATCTACAACGTCTGGAGTGTTATTAGTGTCGTCCATGACAACCCTAAAAGCACTTAGACCACTATTAGACTGAACTTGTTCTAGATATGGATTCACAACATTTAAGAAACGATTTCTTAAAGCTTGAGTATTTTGTTCAAAAACTAAGTACTTTGAGGTACTTGCAATAAATTTTCTCAAAGCAATTAGTAATCTACGAACATTGATTCTGTCCAATGCAGATGGTTTAGATTGTAGTGTCTTTTGTCCAAATACAACAACTCCTTGACCAGGAAATGAAGCAATTGGATTAACTCTACCTTCATAAAGGTCATCTCTTTCAGCATGAGTCAATCTTGTCTTAGCTTCTAGTACAGAAGTTAATCCACCACGATTCAATCCAGCTGGAGCGAACCATTCGTGTGATACTTGGTCTGTATAAGAAATTACACCAGGTAAAACAACTGATGGTGGAACCCATACTGGAATAGCAGTATCTTGTTGTGGTATTAATACCCAAGGATAGTAAGTAGCTACGTAATTAGTATCCAACTGTTTGATAGTATCCAATACCGTTTCAACTGTATCATCATAAGCAGCTGCATCCATGATGTATAAAGCGTCTGCACGTGATTCTACTTTTGATATTGCATGGTTAGTAATTGTTGGATGTAATCTATGAATTACACCAGGTGTCACTAGTAAATTCATATCAAATTCATCAGGATTACTTACAGCATTTATAGCTCTCGTGTACGCTAAACTACCACTAGAAGTAGAACTTGATAAATCAAATCCTTGTGTATTGTTTGCAGTAATTGCAGAACCTACGTTGTAAGATGTTGCTGGATCTTTTCCATCAAATCCCCATTGTAAAGGAACAACAAATTTTCTCTGAGCTAATGTTGAATTAGTCAACGTTATAGGTTCTGTTGCATCTGCAAACGTAGTTTCACCATTTGGATTTGCATCGGCATGTCCAAACATTGTATCTAAACTCATAGTTACATTATTACCTATACCAGCTCCTGCAGGAATTGGTGCTAAGTAGTTAGCATTATCAGTGCTAATGTTTGGAGATAAATAATCAAACCCATAAAACGTATTTCCATCATACGTTCCCATTGCACTAGTTTGATTGGTTTTGAATAGTGCTCTTGGTACTGTAGTACCACCAGGCATAGTATTATAAAGTGCCGCATGTCCCATTGGAACTACATCTGATGGATGTTGAGATAAATTGTTCTCACCTATTGTTTTAGAAGCATAATCACCAACTCTAATATGTTTACTCAAGTTAGGCATTGTACCGAAATTAGTGAGTTTCCCATTAGCATCAATTGTCGTGTGTCTATCACCGATTCTCTTTGCAAAGTAATTTGGTGATTTTGGATCAAATGTTAAACTATCCCATTGTTCTAAAATACTATCATCATTGTTGTTACCTGGATTATTAACACGTACTTGTAATGAAAAAGTACCAAAATCTGAACCTGCTACATCAGCAGCTGGTTTTATATCTCTAAATGCTATTTTCATTTCAGAATTTATGTTAGTTCCATGTGAACGACTGTAAACCCTAAATAATTTAAATCTTCCACCATTTACCAATTGTGATTCTATCCAAGGTGTTCTTGCAGTTTGATACGCTTTGTTACCATCCCAATCTGTATCTTCATTTCCATCAGCATCTATACTATTAGTACCAGTATGAAAATCAAGAATACCTGATAAATCAATACTACAAGAGTTAATATTTGAAACGCTAGGGGTTGAATGTACAGCTGCACTAAAATTTTTATACACATAAACAGATGAAGCAGTATTACCACTTGTTGTTGATTGTGGATCTGAACTTATTACCTTTGTTATGTAATTAGCACTACTTGTATTGAATGATAAAGCATATGATTCTGTGGTTGCCGATCCAGCACCCATTACTTTCAATGTAAAATCATTCAAAGTACCAAGTGCTTCAATAGTACTACCACTAAAATTTGTTCTACTACTGCCTCTTGATGGTGCAAGCACTGCAAATGAATGAGATACAGCAGCAGCTGATGCTGTTGCAGAAACCTTAAGAGTTATTGCACTTTTTAGATACCCATTTAATCCAAGAACTCTCACAATCGTGACAACTCCCGCACTCTTTAAATATTGTTCTACCGTATTGGGTGTATAAAACCTATCATCCATCCCACCAAACACTTCTTCATATTCTTGAAATGAAGATATAAGTGTTGGTACAAAAGCAGGACCTTTAACTGTCGGTCCTACAATAGCAGCACCAATTGCTCCTATAGCTTGTGGTAAAAATGATAAATCTCTCTCGCGAGTAAATACACCAGGCGAAACGATTCTTTCTGCCATTATTTTTCTCCTAGTTAATTTTTAGTATACAAATTCTTTGAATAAATACAATTATTCTATTATAAGTATAACCTAAGTTCCCCAAAATGTACTATTTAGGGAAGTTTTTTAAGATTAACCTTCAGGAGATTGTTCTTCTTGTGGTATTGGTGTAAATACTCCACTCTGTGGATCTAATTGACCAGGTCCGTACTTTCCGTTTAATTTCTGTACTAAATCACGTTCAGTTTGTTGAATTGCTTCGTATTCACCTTCTAATTCAACTTGACGATTGTCTATCGCTTCAACTTGTTGACCAAGTAGTATTTTCTGTACAGCAATTTGCCCTAACTGAGCTTGTTTTTCTTGATAACTTGTTTGTAGTTCACCTAATTCTTTTAATTCTTCTTCTGAAAATTTAATCTCATCAGATGCTTCTACAACTTGTGCTTCTTCAGCCATAACTTTATCTCCTATGTTTTGATTAGTTAGTTTATATAAATATAACGTAAATATTTAAAATACAATTTTTTATTTCTTTTTTAGTTCTTCTATCTCTTTTTGTTGAGATTTTACGATTTCTGTTAG